CCACATGCGTTTATCAAGTGCATCAAGTTTGTCCTGTACTGCTGAATAGCGTATGGCGCACTCTCTCTCGTGAGCATCAAGTTGAGACTGCGTATCCATCATTTATGCAGCCCAACTTGCTGGTACTGCCTGACGCATTGGCGGTGTTGCCATCTCAGCCATCCGCTCATCAAGAACAGTCTGCAATTCAGCCTCTGTCTTATCGAGCGATGCCAGTGTCTTTTCCTTGGCCCAATCCGGTGTAATGTCATCGAAAGCAACGTAATCAGGACAGCCCTCCTCTGGCGTTGCTACAGCCGCTGTGCCGTAAGCACTGACAGACAGTGGGTTGCCTTCTTCATTGACAACGCTATCGCTGGTAGCAGTGATGCGCCAGTGAATAGTGCTGATGCAGTCAGCGTGTCCGTTTTGTGGTTGATTGCAGACGTCAAAGTTAAACGCCCAATTGTATGTGTTTGCCATTTTCTACTCCTAGTATGGGCTATCACCACAGCATGAAGGCCATGCCGCTTTGAGTTCATCAATCGTTGTTGCGCTGTCGCCAGCAGTAGGTGCATCACGCAGAGCCTGCTTGTCAGCCACAATCTGTGTTGTGTCTGCGCTTGCTTCGAGTGCCTTCATGTAGTCTGTGTCCAAAGCATCAAGCAATGGCGCTCTAGCTTCACGCACTTTATTAGCAAAGATTTCCTTTGCCTTCGTCAAATCCTCAGAGATGACTGAGCCATTCAGCACCCAAGCACCACGAAAGTTACGGTCAGATGGAACGGTTGCAGTTGACGCGTCAATCTGATTACCGTCCTTGTCCACGATATAAGTTGTTACAGCCATAGTTTTCTCCTATGCGGATAGTTCATCAGATATACGCCACGCATTGCGCCACGTTCTTGTTTGCGGTAACTGCTCTTTTTTACATATTACCATCTTCGGGCGGTTGCCCTCATCCCAGCTTTGCCAAACGTGCTGAGGGATGTCCTTTTGGATTAGATACTCAATCGCTTCTTCTTCGGTCATAGGGCCAACAGGCTCAGTCTCATGCAACAGGTAGCCACGAGTATGTTTCTTAAAGTCAGGCTGTGCTTCATCCTTTGCCAGTTCGTGATACACCCACACAGGTGGTAGGATACCGCCCTGTAATGCACACGCCATCCAGTTGGGGTCAGGCACAAGTATCTTGGCGCACTCGTCCACGCTGTCTTCGTAGACAACACGGTAGTCAGACTGCACAGGCTCAAGGTTTTGCTTCGCCCAGCCCAGACGGTCAAAGAGATGTGTGCCTTTGAAATCAGGGGTCTGCATTAGGCTAAGTCTCCTACTACAATATGCATGGCATGGTCGGTGTCACTGCCTGATGCTGAAAAGTTTCCATTTTTGCCTCTGCTGTACGACGTGGTGTTGGCGTCTCCTCTTGCGTATTGCCTATTCCAAGTGCCAGCCCAAGATGTAGCGTAGTTGGCGTTGCTCATGTTGTTTGAAAAATTCAATGAATAATTTCCAGTGGAGTTATCTGTAAGCGAACTGACATTGAAGCTATCGTTGATAGTATTCGTTATGCCATTAAAATAGCCCCACTGTTTCGCACTACCATTGACCACATACTCCGTACCCACGCTTCCCGCTGTGGAGTGTTGGATGTCATCTGCTACGATTGTTCCAGCCATTATGCTAAGTCTCCGTGAATAACGTCCGCCACATCATTAGGGTCACCACCGTGTCTACTTAGGTTGGCATGATAGAAATCCATACGGTTGGAAGTGGTCGTCTTCCAAGTGCCGATTGCATTATTAGGTGGGCAGGTAAAGTAACCAGTGCCATTGTTGTTATCAAACCCCATAGTGCCTGTTATGGCATAGTTTGTATTACTCATCGCACTTGTCCAAGAAGCGGTGAATTGCGCCCCACCACGGTCAGTTATACTGCTTCCATTGAAGCTATCTTTGATAGCTGGTGTTCCAGAACCATTAAAGTTAATCCACGCCTTCGCACTACCATTGACCACATACTCCGTTCCCACGCTTCCCGCTGTGGAGTGTTGAAGGTCATCTGCTACTATTGTTCCAGCCATTATGGTTTCTCCGGCCATACTACATCATCAAGTGATGTGTATGTGTTAGTTATGTCACGCAATGCTTGGCGATATGCAGTCTGCTCTGCGGTCATTGCTAAATCAGACGATGCCCACCAGTCGGTTTCAGCAAGCAGTTCATTACGTTTGCTTCTGAGGTTTTTCATTGGTTCAGCGGCGGCTAGTTCATCACGCTTTTGTTTCACCTGTTGCCAAGTGACTCCGAAATCATTGGGGTCAGATGATAAAATAGCTGTACCGTTTTCTGTTGTTCCGACAATCTTTTTGAATGAACTGTTGAATTGCTGTTCAGTAGTTGGAGTTCCTTCACAAACCCAATCGGTTATATTCAAGCTGTGTAAGGCTGAAGCTACATATGACATAACGATTACCTAACCTCCAAAGCTGTGATGGTAGAAATGCCTTGAGCAAACGCAGCATTATTTTGTTGGTCGTCTGACATATTGTAGGCCCAATTTCCTACTGCTCTGGATGTACCTTGTATTTTGTAAGTAATGGCACTCGTTGTGGATGGGCTGTCTAAATAGGTAAAGCCCCCGCTACCCATATCATCGTCTATATAAGTTCCGATTGGAACCAATGCAAAAGAAACCTCTGAACGACTATTTGATGAACTACCAACCCCAACCGGAGTTCCATTTCGCAATAGTCTAAACCAAATTGCATAGGGGTTGCTTGGGCCTTGCCCTGCACAAACAGATGCAGTTACCAATATTTTGCTTGATGTGCTGGATGGGGTTATGGACACCGACAAACCGCTTAAATCTACCCAAGAATTTGCGGCGTTGCTCATTGCGACTGAGGTTGTGCTGGATGTGCTAACAGCCTGTGCGATAAAATTATCATCACCTTTAATCTGTACCATCTATTTGCCCTCCATCAGACCAGCGATGTTTGTTACTTTTAATGCACTCATGCTAAGTCTCCGAAAATTACTTGCAGACAAAGTTCCTGCTCTCGTGTCCCCGGACTTGCGTCTGTGTTGTGATACCGCATCCGAAATGCACTTGTTGTCATGCCGTTTCTGCCATCTGAAGCATTAGTAAAACTCCCCGCACTAGGATGACCGCAACTGCCAACACCCGCAGACTCCTGATGAGAACACATAGTTGCGGCGTAGGTTGCGTTGCTCATACTGCTGGAGAAATTCTGACTATACTGTCCTGTGCCGTGGTCGGTTATTGAAGAAACATTCTCGCTGTCCTGAATTGACGAACCACTGATGCCCAAATAGTTGATCCACGATTTTGCCGCATACTGACTTGTCAGCGTGACTGGACCGCCGCTGGTGTTTTGGACTACGTCTACTTTTAGTGTCATGTGTTCATTCCTTCGTTAAACGATTGTCCAAGTCTCGCCTGTGCCTACAGTGACC